CTAAGCTTGGTGGCCTGCCTCCGATAAGTTGGATATTGGTAATGCTTGCTTTTATTTAAGGTAAACACTTTTTCCCATCCAGCATAAATTTCTTGTTGGTACTTAGAGGCCTACAAGGCAAAAGAAATAATTGCACAACAAGCACAAGCGCAGGAATTGGTCGCTAATGCAGTAACCGAAGGTAAAATCGCTGAAGCCTCCGCCACTACCTGGCTGGACCTGGCTTACACTAATTTTGAAAACGCCTCCGCCCTCATTGCCACCATTCCGAGCCGTGTTGCTGCCCCTGCTGTACTTGATATTGTCGCCTCCATCAAGGAGCCGATTGCTGACACCAACGAATCGCCCGCTATTGCCTTTGGCAAGTGGGAAAAAGCAAACCCTTCCGCCTCCGTAACCGACTGGAAAACCGCCTTCAAACTGTACTTTAAGCAGGATTACGACCAGATGGCAGGCAGGAAATAAGTAGGATTGAATTATACGTATATATTCCATTACCCCCAAAATAAAAAAATATGACACACCCCGAATGGCTGTTATTCAAGAGTTGTGGACGCCCGAAATTGCGCTTAAGCGGTTCCAAGGCTCCGAATTTATCAAACAATCAAAAGACCTGTCTTACGCCATAAGCGGAGCAGGCGCTGGTATCGTTCACCTACCACAAGCTGGCGTTAATCCAGAGGTGAACATGAACCCGAACGGTTCATTCAATGCCGCTGTACAATCTGAACTGACTGACCTCACCTTCCCCGTTGTTCAGTACTACACCACTCCCACCGTTATTACCAACTTCCAGGAGAAGCAGACTTCGGCTGGATTCCGTACCACGATCATCGACCAGCACACCGGCGTATTGAACCAGTCTTGCGGTAGCCACGCTTTACACAAGTGGGCTCCTGTCACGTTGACTGCCAACAACTCAGTTGACTCTGGCACAAGCAAAATTGGTTTGACCCACTTTAACAAGGCGAAGACCTTGTTGGATAAGATGATGGTTCCTAACGACGGCAAGCGTTTCGCGCTGGTACCGGCTGACCTGGAAGCGGTACTCTTCGAAATCCCGGAGTACATTTCTGCCTACAACATGGGCACAACCATCCTGGGCGAAGGCAAGCTGATCAAATTTATGGGCTTCAACCTGATTTCCCGCAACACGTCCGTTTCTTACAGCGCGGCTGGTGCCCTGAAACCCATCGGACACGCTGGTAAAGTTACCACCCCCGCTGTTGACGACAAGCAAGCCATCGTTTGCTGGCACTCGGATTTCGTCGTTCGCGCGGTGAACCCGGCCAAAGTGTACGGTCACTATCGATTCCCCCAATTACGTAGGTGACGTGGTAAATATGGCCTACTTCCTAGGCCTTTCTACTGCCTTCACTGACCGTTCAGGGGTGGTCGTTATCCTGTAATCAACATTCAATCTACCTGAAAGAAGGCCCCCGTTTCCCAGGGGCCTTCTTATTAGGATAAAAATTATAATTCTCAAATGAGTGATCTTTCCATTATACTAGGTCAGGGTGGGCTGCTGAGAGACAGCGAATCGTTAGATCAGGCGACGGGCTTGGTTTTCTATACTTCGGCTGCACTGGACCCCCTGATGAATAGTAATGACACCCATCGAATCTACTCACTGGCTGAAGCAGAGGCAAAAGGCATTCTTGAAACGGGTGCTTTTGAAGTACTCCACTACTTTGTGAAACGGTATTTTTCGCAGAATCCGTCCGGCGATCTGGCGGTAAAAATTGCGGCTGAACCATCGGCTCAACCGCAAACTTTCTCGAAAGTGGTAGAACTTCAAATGGATATGGGGGGCGAACTGCGTCAGATCGGCGTGTTTACCTCAGCCACCCTTTCTGCTACGCTTGTTCAGACCCTCCAGGCCCGCGCCGAAGAGTTGGTGGCTGAATCCATGCCCGCTTCCCTGTTCTTGGGGGCCGACATCAAGACGATCACGGATCTCACCACGCTGCCGAATTTACGCACGCTGAATTGCCCCAGGGTATCGGTCGTGATTGCGCAATCCGGTTCGGGCAAAGGCTTGTCCCTGTTCACGGCAAAGGGCTACTCAATCCCGGCCTTGGGTGACGTATTGGGCGCGGTATCAAAAAGCAACGTGGCAATGAACATCGGCGAAGTGGGCCGTATTCAATTGGTCAACGACAATGAGCTGGCCGTGGCGGCTTACGCGAACGGTCAGGTGCAAACCAAACTCACCTCCGTTGCGCAAAAGGCGCTGGTTAACAAAGGCTTAATCACGTTGCGTAAGATAGTTGGCGACTATGCGAACACCTATATCTACGACGCCCCGACAGCAGTAGCGGTCACGAGTGATTACGCCTACGTGGAGAACGTTCGTACCATCGACAAGGCTGTCCGTCTGATCCGTCTGGCCCTTTTGCCAACTCTGAATTCAGGCGTGAAAATCAATCCGGTTTCTGGCAACCTGGACGAAACGTTCGTGGCTGGTTACAAGTCAATCGCCAACCGCCCATTGAACCAGATGGAAAACGAGGGCTCTATTTCAGGATTCTCCGTGACCATCGACCCCAAGCAGAAAGTGCTTCAAACGGGTACCCTGCGGCTTTCAGTATCCATCGTACCCATTGGCGTTGCTCGTAACATTGTGGTGAACCTGGGCTACACCACCAAGATCGCAAACTAAAAAATTGAAAATCAAATCAAATGACAAAAGCTAAAGCTAACGTAGGCGGCCAGCAGTATAACTGGTGCAGCTTCTCCTTTCTGTTGTATGGACAGAAGCCGGGCGGTTTTTTGGGTCTGGACATTAAAACGGATCGAACAATGAAGCCGGTATACGGTGTGGGCGACGAGATGGTGGGTTTCGTGAAAGGCAAGAAAGGCTACGAGGCTTCTATCACCGTGACGATGGACGTTTTTCAGGCTATGGTAGACATCAGCCCGGAGCGTGACATCACCAACCAAGAGCCGGTGGACCTCATCGCGACTATGGGTCTGACGGCTACTTCTCCCAAGAAGACCATCATTCTGCGCGACGCGGTTCCGATGTCTCACAGCATCAAGACCGAATCCAAGTCGGATGAAGCCACGGAAGTAGAAATACAATTATTCGTTACCTCAATCCAATTCGTGTAATCTTCTCTTCCAGTGCATAAAGACTACCAGCATAATGCTGGTAGTCTTTTGTCATATATACGGTGAGGTTTTAAAAAATACGAACAATTGAAAATGGCAGAATTACACACCCTTACCATCGCTGTAACGGACGTAGACGGCAAGGAATATTCTTGTACCGTGAAAAAATTCCCATCCATCGCCGCTAGAGACGCTATGCGTCCAGCCCTGCGCGAGGGGATGATCCTGACTGCGGCTCAGATTTGGGCTACAACCGACTGGCTGGAAGGTGACAGAGAAATACAGGAGCAGGAGCACCTGATGGCGGCCGTCTGCGAAATCCTGGAGATGAACTACCACACGTTGGGCAGCACGGTAAAAAAAAACTAAGTGATGGCTCCTGGGAGCTGACCCTCCCGGCTTTTACGGGGAAACCTTTGCTAAAGATCAAGGCTCCCAGTCGTCACGACATGTCGCTCGTGGAACCCCTGATCCATCAGGACAAAGCCGGCCCTTGGTTCATTGACTGGCTGGAAAACCAGGGGATTGATCTGAAGGATGCCCCGCTGGTCGCGGTGGAAGCAGCAGAGGCGTGTTACTCGGTTTTCATCAATGAAATTTCCTGCCTGCACGATTTACGTCAGGCGTTCGAAGTAGGTAAGCACGAGTACATCCGAAAGTGGAACATCCTCATCTGGACCACTTTCGGAACAGACCCCGCCACGCTTTCCGACGAAGAATGGGCCCGAAGGTCGGCAGACATTGACTACCTGAACACGCTGCGGTCCCAGCTACCGGGGATGCTGAGATAATAAAATATGCACTAAAACTTAATGGCTAATGAGCGGATAGATTTCGATTTGCGCTTGAATGACAAGTTCAGTTCGACGTTCGATACATTCGACAGCAAACTGAACAGCCTGGAAAAACGCCTCGGCAACCTGGGCAACATCAGCCCCGGAAGGGGTGGCGGTGGTGGACTCCCAGGAGCGCCAAGTAAAGGCGGTGGTGCCGGTAGCCTTAGTGCCATGGCTGGCCGATTGGGCCTGGCTGCGGGTGCCGTGGGCATCCTGGGTGGCGCGATGGCCTTCGTAGGCAAGAAGACCCTGGACATGCAGGCCAAGCTGTCCGACCTGCAAGCCGACATCCGTAAGTCAACGGGTATGTCGGCTGACGAGGTAAAAAACCTACAGTCAAACCTACAAAAGCTTGACACCCGCACCTCTCTGGAGGGCTTGCTTGACATTGCAAAGGTCGGGGGCAGTTGGGTGTTGCCAAGAACGAAATAGAAGGATTTACCAACGCGGTCGACAAGGCAGTTGTTGCACTAGGTGACGAATTTGGCGGAGGCGCTGAAGAGGTAGCCCGCGAAATTGGGTCAATCCAAAAACTGTTCAAAGAAACGAAAGACCTGGCCGCGGGTGACGCTATTATGTCCATCGGTAATGCTATCATTGAGTATGACGAAGGAGGAATTCAATGCACTCTTGAACAACGACCCGAACGACGTACTTGTAAGGTTGGCGGAGTCATTAAAAGGCGCATCCAACACGGAGATCGTAGCCACCTTGCAAAAACTGAAAATTGGCACCCAGGAATCGATCAAGGTAGTTTCCTTACTGTCGGGGGCCACGGACACGCTGGCTCAGAAGCAGAAGTTCGCCAACGATCAGTTGAAGTCCACTGATTCCATTATGGGCGAATTCAACGTCAAGAACGAGACGTTGGCCGCCAATCTGGACAAGCTGGGCAAATCTTACGACAGTATATTCGCCAACTTAGGCAATGAGACCGAAGGCTTTTTGAACAACTCGATCAAGCTATTGGATACGTTCATAGGCAAGGTGGCAGAGGCTATGAAAAGTGAGAAGACCCTAAGAGGTGAACGGCTGGCTGAACAAAACAAGAATACGGCAAAGCATCTCATCGACGGGGTGGATACCAGGGCTACTCTCTTAGCGACACGGGACCCGCGCGTAATGAAGGACTCGAAACAACTGGACGCGGTGAAGGCCGAAATGAAGGCAAAAATCATCCAGTCCGAACTGAAAACGCACTCCGATTTCCTCAACCAGAGCAAAGCAGGACTGAAAGACGAATCGAAAGCTTCCGACAAACGGAAAGGTGGCTTCAGCAAGTGGATGTACGGTAATGCGGACTTGTACAGTGTACAAGACAACAACCGAAAAAAGACTGAATCCATGACCGCCTCCCAGGTAATGATTGACGCGCTCAAGGCGGAGCAGGACAAATTGAAGGCTGTCGATACCACGAAGAGCAACGCCCCGTCCTTCGAGAAATTGAAGGAGGAATCAAAGGTTGATAAAACTGCACACAATGCCGCAAAGAACATAACTATAAACATCAACACGTTGCAAGGGATCGAAAATGTCTACCTCAACGACAAGCGTGAAATGCTAGGTTCCATGGAGCGACAGGTTGAAGATGTCCTGCTCAACGTGGTAAACAACGTAAATCAGAGCTACTAAAAATATTGATTTCTCCTCATGTTGAATCCCAATGACTTCCAAAAAAGTCGCGTCTTAAACAAAGAAAGCATCACCAACGGTTTAAATACCGAGGGCTTCCAACTACAAGGAGTCAGTGCGTTGCCTAACAGCGAGGCGTTGATCATCCCCATATCCGCTATAAACCTGGCGTCAAATTACTTTCGCCCTCAATTGGTATTCACTGAGCCGACTACCAAACCAAAGCACGACTCGGAGCTAGCGTACATCAACAAGCGCGTCGTGTGCGGAATTGAATTTGCGGAAGGCTCCTACTTTGTGGACGGTGACACTTCTAAGAAAGTGACCTACCCTCGGTTTATCCATCCCGGCGTCATCATATCGGTCAGCCGCTCCAAGTCGTCGGTCGTCACTAAGTGCGTGGGCACGAGCCGGAACATTATTCAGGACCTGGGCCTGAACCCCTACCACATCACGATCCGGGGCGTGCTGATCAACTCGGACGGAAAAACGCTGCCCTACCGACAGGCAAAGACCCTGATCGACATCTACGAGGCACCGGGTAGTATGGACATCATCTCGGAGTATCTGGATCGCATCTACGGGGTGAAGACGGTGTACATGAACAACATCGAATTCAACTTACAGGAGGGTGACCAGAATGCGATATACTTCACGATTGATTGTATAAGCGACGAGCCGATTGAGCTTCTGATCAAGGAAAAATAATATTCATACTATGGCATTCATCCCAACCGTACTGGTAACCATCGCAGACAAATACGTTTTTACCAAACTAGCCGAGCTTTCCATCAAGTCATCCTTCGAGCACCTCACCGACTCCTGCTCGCTGACCATTGCCAAGAAATACCGGGACAAAAATAAAACGGTTGTATCCGGTGACGGACTTTTCAAAGTGGGGGATTCGATCAAGGTGGAACTAGGCTACGATTACCAATACAACACCGCCTTCGAAGGCTACCTTACCCGCATTTACCCGGACGAAGTGCTGATCCGGCTGGAAGCGCAGGACGGCATGTACGTGCTGAAGAAGAAACCCATTACGATTTCAATGGAGAAGTTCGACCTGAAGCAATGCATTGCAAAAATCACCGAAGGTACAGGGATCACATACGTAGTCAACGAAGACCTGAAATCCGACTCGTTCCGTTTGGTCAACTTCACTGCCGCCCAGGTGCTGGAAGAACTGCGGAAGCTCTACGGTGTCTACTCCTTTTTCCGCGATAGCGTTCTCCACGTGGGCCGGGCTTATAACGAAAAGCTGCGAAAGAACCACGTACTGCGTTTTGATCTGAACATCTGGCCTGACCCTGATTTGCAGTACACCCAAAAGGAGGATGTCCATATCCGAATCAAAGACATATCCATGAACGGGGCTCACGGCAAGGAGAAGATCGAAGTCTTGGTTCCCGAAATAGGGGAGGGTGAGATTCGCACTTTCCACAAGCGTAACACCGACAAGGCAACTTTGAAAGCATTCTGCGAAAAAGAGCTGGCAAAGGTCAGATACGACGGATGGAAGGGGAGCTTCATCACCTACATCGTCCCTTACATCAATCACGGCGATTCCATCCGCTTTATTGACACCCGCGTCCCCGATCGGAATAACGCTTCTTACATGGTGAAAGCGGTCGAAAGAAGGCTAAACGTAAGCGAGGGACTGGTACAGGAAGTGCACATGGATGGGACCAAGATCCAACGGAACGCTCTATTAATGGTTCGTAGAATTAGATATATACATTATGTCGAACATAGCTAGCTACTTACATCAAATCGTCGGCGCTGATCGGCTCCGGAGTACGGAGTACGAGCTTTGCTACGCCCGAAACGTAAAGGAACAAAAAGGGGTATGCAACGCCGAGCCGTTGAACGACGCGGAGGCTATTATATATAACGTAGTTTTCTTTGATAGCACCTCCACCTACCGGATGGTACCTAAGGAAGGGAGCCTGATACAAGTGATCTACTCCAAGCAGGACGTCCCGCTGGTCATCTATATGACCGAGATAGAGGCATTCCATTTGGCTGCCAGGCAGCCAATCACGGTAAAAGGGAACGACGAATCGTTGAAGGAACTGCTAAAGAAGTTGACCGCTACGGTAAAGGGCCTGAAACTGCTGACCAACGTGGGTCCAACGACCGGCATGATGCCTGATTCGCTACAGAAACTGACTGCCATCGAGGCAACAATAGAAAAACTGTTCAAGGAATAAATGGTACATCAACCGGCCATCAAGGCCCAAATCGTCAGCCTGATCCAGGCGCTTTCGGGCTACACCGGATCAGACGCGATAGACAAATTCGCGGAAGGCCTGGCGAATATCATCAAGAGTGCAATTCTCTCTGCCGATGTCACAGTCACCGTAAATACGGCTGGCTCGGCAACCGCCCAAACCGGCACCGGCACGGGTAGCTTGAGTTAAAATACGATCCATACAATGGCAAAATATTTCGATTTCCTCACCGATCCGGTAACCGGCGACCTGCTGATCAAGAACGGTCAGCCGGTATTCGGTGACAGCATTCAGCAGGAAGTAACCTGCATCGTGTCGGCTTACGTCGGTTCCTACAGAATGAGTCCCTTGCTTGGGGTGGGTATGGAAAAATTCAAGAACTCGGTTGGACGGGAGACGGAAGTCGAACGCCTGATCAGCTTGAACCTCCGCCAGGACGGTATCGAAACCACCCAACTGAAAGTGGAGGCTGGACTGGTAACAAAAATAGCTCCCTATAGACTATGAAAAGCTACCAGGCAAAAGCGGGACAAAACATATTCGACATCTGCTTGCAGTTGCACGGCAACTTCGATCAGTTATACCAGTTCATCATCGATTCCGGTTTGGACAATATCAACTCGACCATCCCCCTGGGCTACGTCTTCTACTACCAGGAAACGACCGAAGTACTGCCAGTTGAACTGAAACGCCGGGGCATCACCATTGCCACGGCCCACGAAACGCCACTGACGGCCCCAGGTGCATTCAATCAAGGCTATAACGAGGAATTCGATTAAAAAATACGCTACGTGAACATTGGCAAAGCTAACAAAAGAGCAATTAATAGAGCTGGCAGCCGCACGAATCCCTGACAACACCCGTGAAATGATCTCGGCGGCGGACGTTCGCCAACAGATTCTTGACCTGATCGACTCCGTGCCGAACCTAGAGCAAAACGAGTCTGGTTTGGTCGAGTACATGGCGGACTTCGCCTATAAAGTGGGCTCAACAACCGTACGCCAGAAGGTAATTTATCAAGCGTTACAAAATACCACCGGACCTTTCAAACCCGCGGACTGGGCGGCAATCGGATTGCTGGCCGATCCGTCAAGCGACATGGGCGGCCTTAACCCGTCGGATAGCAAAGTGCCCACGCAAAAGGCCGTTTCCGAGTTTGTTGCCCAGCAGAGCAAGCCCTTCAACGGCAATCGAGCGATCACCCGCACCGGCGCTTTTTTAGGGATTACGCCCGGCGGTACATCGGAATCGCAGTTTCTGGAAAACCTCTTCTATCCGGCAGTGGCACCGGGCGCAACCCTTACCGCATCGAATGCAAACAAGGAATTGGGCGACCCTACGGCGACTACCACCTTAAATTGGTCGGTAACGAAAAATACGAACCCCATCACTTCGATCATTGTGGACGGGGCGACAATCGCAGCAACGGGCAGCAGCCAGAGCGGGAGCAGAACGGGCAACCTCAACGGCGCAAACAAGACGTTCACGATGACAGTCGTAGCAGGTGGGCAAGCAACAAACGCCTCCGCTACCATCACCTACACCCCCGCCTTCTACTACGGGGCCAACCAACTCAACCAGGCGGACACGGTGGGGGTATTGGAGAATGGAACGAACATCAACGTTACAGAACTGAGCCTCACCAAGGTTTTACAGGAGAACGGTCATTTGAATTACAACTTCAACTGTTCGGGTGGTCGCTACATCCACATCCTTTACCCAGCATCTCTGGGCAACCCGGAGCTGGTGCGGAACGGCCTGCTCGATTTCTCAGCCTACAACATCGTTCATGTTCAGATCAAGGATATTTTCGGCCTCACCCGTGCCTACAAACTCCTGACCACCGGCTTGCAGTTCGGTAGTTCCGTCAACCTAACCGTGACGAACACATAAAAATTTTCAATATGAATAATGGCTAACCTCCCAGGTACCAATATATCAGCGCCCATCGTACCCAATACCACGGAAGATATTTACACCACACATTACGCAAAATATGGAACCGGCGGCTGGCGGTCAGTAGCCAATGCAGCCGAGCGCGACGCTATCCTACCCGCCCGACTGGAAGTGGGAATGATGGTCGTCACGTTAAACGATAAGAAAAAGTGGGAACTCCTTTCCATTTCTAATCCGCTAACGTCCGCAGACTGGCAGGAGTTAGCTACTGGAACCGGAACGCCCTTGGTCCATACCCACGTCATTGCGGATGTGACCGGATTACAAGGCGCATTGGATAGCAAGGAGGCGAGTATTGCTAAAAACACGGCTTTTAATAAAAATTTCGGTACGGGTGCCGGAACGGTCTCAGAGGGAAATCATACGCACGTACCCGTACAGGTGGGCCTTGGCAATGTGACCAACGACGCACAGGTAAAGCGTTCAGAAATGGGGGTAGCGAATGGGGTTGCCACCCTTGATTCAACGGGACGCATTCCTATTTCTCAACAGACACTGCCTATTACCATAATCCTTAACGCTGTTAGCGGCACGATCAGTATCGATCTTTCAGCAGGCGACATTTGGATTCTCAACCTGAATGGTAATATCAACAGCTTTAATGTGACTAACGGAACAGCTGGAAAAGTATACCAGATTTATTTTATTCAAGATGCTATCGGCAATCGCACTTTAGGAACATTAGACACAAAGCTTAAACGCGAAGAAGATAGAAATATTCTGCTTTCCACAACAGCAAATGCCATTGATATGCTACAACTCATTTGGAGAAATTCGAGCAGCGTAATCGTCATACCAATATACGACTTTCAATGAACATAATACGACACCAGAAACCGCCTCTTACTCCACAGGTACATCTATTTGATCGGTATGGCGATGACTATCAAATTGATTCTTTGGGCCGAACTCTTGTAATAGATTCAATCGGTCAACAAACCCGCCCTATTCATCAGGGGCGAGCATATTTGTTTGATGGCGTGGATGATTACGTAGCCTTAGCAACTACTTTGAGTAGCAGTTTAGAAAGATCTTATTTTAATCGTGCGAATGGAATTGTAAGATTTACTTGGATTCCTTCAAGAGTAGATGTTAGACAGTCTTTATTCTCGATCGGTTCAAATGATGTAAATACGGGTGAGGGTTCTTCAGGAATTTCATTTAGAATTTTAGAGGGAGGAAATGTAATTTGGGTCAAAATGTTTGGTTCTTCTCCTATCTATTTTACACTTCCTTTTATCGTTCAAATTGGTGTTGCGTATGACATTATTTTTTATTTTGACAACGCAACTAATCAATGCGGAGTTTATTGGAATGGAACATTCTTAGTTACTGGCGAATGCCTCGTTCTTTACAATGCTACAGAAAATGGGACAGTTATTGGTGCAGAATGGTTTACTTACACCACGAACTCTACATTCAATTATCAGCAGGGAAAAATATTTGCTTGGCAATATTATCCATATTCCGCGTCGATACTTACTAATCTATTAGCTTACAATCAGTATCAGATGCTTCCGAATGCAGGTTGTTTGGCTTTTTATAAATGCGACGAACAGGCAGGAGCAATAGCATACGATTCCTCAGGCAATGAAAAATATGGCGTTATCAACAATGCTACTATTAATACTTTCCATTCGACTCAAAACCTATATTCATATCAGAATGAAGTGGGATATAATTATCAAAATACAGGTGTCTATATTCCGCGGAATGAATCCGATATTTCAAAAGATATTTTAGGGAACAATTTGACATTTTTTGGGCGTGTGAAGTATAATGCGTTTTTTAAAAATAGCAACTGTGCCACTTTTTCAGGTTCACAGTATATAGATTTTGGTATAACTCCTGCTACGGAGCTATCAAATTTTATTGTCTCATTTTGGGCCAATCCAGGCGGTAGTTTTCCATATTCGACTCTCGCATGTGTGAGCTATAATGATGACTCCGGAACAGGAAGAGGAGGTTACCGTATTCGTAAAGGACCAAACAACAGCATTATGATGGACGCTGGTAATGGAGGAGGGATTTTAGCCCAAACCAACACCACTTTTTCAAATCCCAATATTTGGTACCATTTCATACTTGTTTATAATGCAGGCGCTGGACAATTTTATGTAAATGGTGTGGCTGATGGATCACCTGTTACAGCAGGTTTGAATTATCCACCAGTTGGAGGACCGAAAAAAACGGGCTTAGGTTGTATGCTAGCGGATTTCAATCAGTCCAATCCAACAAGCTTTTGGGAGGGCGGATTAGCTGGTTTTCAAATCGCTGAGTATTCTGCATCCAATCTTTCTAAAGCATTAGCCCAACAGAATTTAGATAATGTGGTTTTTTACGCGCCTTTAGCAGAAGGAGGTGGGTTTACTGCATACGATGTTTCTGGAAATGGAAGACACGGCAGAATAATGAACGCTACACTTTATATTTTTTGGGGTATGAGGCAAAACTTTTTACACTATAATTTGATGAAAGGGAACAATGGACCTCTTTATTACACATCCAATTTTGATATATCCGATGATGGTTGGTATGTAATTAATGGAACTAAATCAATAGTAAATGATCCCAGCAATTCATCAAACAAAGTTCTTAAAACAGTTCGAGTTGGAACAGATATTTGTTCCACAAGATACGCATTAAGTGGGTTAGTAGCTGGTCTATTTTATAGCTATTCTTTCCGCATCCGCTTGCTGGTCTGTGGTAATGCAAACCAACAACTATATTTTCGTCATAAAATTGGAGTTGCTTTTATTTCAGTAGGCAACGGAGACATAATATCAGTAAACGATGGCTGGTTAACAATAAATGGCTCTTTCCAAGCCACAGATGAAACAGATTTTACGATTCAATCCACTGGTGAAGCGGGTTTGTCAAGATCAGATGGTGATACCTGGCTGATAGACGATGTTTCAATCGTGCAAGAAGCTTATGTGCCAGCGTTACTCAATAATCCGACATTAGATGCTGCAGGTAGAATTGTTTCTAATCAAGTAAAGCCACGAAGCTTTACCAAATGTGAAACACAGATAGATTTTACATCAGAAATTGCTTCTCCTTACGCAACGTTATCAGGAGTTCCTTCAGCGTACACAGCATCCAATACTTTTCAGGATAACAATCGGCGTTTTAATTGCTCAATAAGTAAACTCAACAATTATTTAATTTACCCAACAGCAATAACAAATAACGCAGTAATAGCTAAAATAAAAAATTACTTAAAACAGCCATGAAAATAGCTTACAATTTCCAGTCTGCCATAGCTGAGTTTAAAGAAGAAATTACCAGTCTTACCATCCTCAACATGGCAAGTGATTTTTTGCAAGGCAAATCCCCGTATGTTGAAGGTTCACCAGAAACTTATAATTTTTATTGTCAGGTAAATGGTTATAATTTCTGGGATAGAATCAAATATTTATCCACAAAAGATGTGGATGTATCCGATCTAGAAGTATTTATCAAAGCACCGGTTACATTTTTAGATGTGGTGATTCCTACTGGCATTCGTTTAGCCAATGGTGTAAAAACTTTCAAGGATTTTAAAGATGGAGGAACCAACCCAATCTTTACTTTACCAGATGGTAAAACAATTCTAAGAACTAATTTATTTGGAACAATAGCTACGAAAGAAGAAGTAAAAATTTACTTACAATCCGGTTATAATTTGTTGTATAATGCACAAGTACAAGCCCTTCTTGTTGCCTAATGTGGTTTGTGACGCCAGATAGAATACATCCTCACTAAATGAATAAAAGAATAATGTATTTGTAAAAGTAATATATAATGAAAGACGAATTACAATGATTGACCTTAACCTGGAATTGACTGCTGACGCAGGCACGGCGTGCACGTTTTTTTATTCATTTTCAACATAATTGAAAAGCAACACTTCAACAGTGTGTTGCTTACTCTAGTTGCATTGGTAACGCTTCTTACGCGCCCTATCATCCTTTACCGGATAATTAAAAATAAGAATCAACGAACCGATGTTTAATCCAAAGAATATCTACCAATATCCCCTGTCCACTGCGCTCGGCAGCCTAGCTAGCCTAGCAATTTTAGCGGGTGTGTTCATTTTCAAGCCCGAAACCTAGGTCGCGTTGACCGTATTGGGATTTATACCTATGCTATGGGGTGGTCTTCTAGGTGGAAAAAACACGAAGCCTAAAGCAGACGATGAATCTTAAGTTGACACGCAAAGAGTTCGGAGACACCTGCACGCTGGGCGAATTATTTGTTGATGGAAAATTTTTTGCATATACGTGTGAGGATGTCGTTCGTGCACCCGCCGTTAAAGTGCCGGGTCAAACAGCTATTCCCGCTGGGAAGTACTCTGTGTCGTTGACTAGGTCAGCTAGGTTCAAGAAAGTGTTGCCTTTGCTGGCGAATGTGCCCAACTTCTCAGTAGTGCGAATTCACTCGGGCAACACTTCAGTTGATACTGAAGGTTGCGTACTGGTGGGATTGGGTAAAGAGAATGGTTCAATTACGAAGTCCAGGGATGCAATGGCATTGCTGATGCCATTACTCCAAAAGGCAACGGCTATCCAAATTGAAATCATCTAATAAAAACGGCCCAGAGAATATCCAGGCCGTTTTTATTATTTCTGTCAAGCTAGCCGCCAGAGGTAGCCGCCTGCGGTCTTTGAACGGCCATATAACGCATTTTGAATACTCCCAAGAGCAACGCCGGTTGCTCTTGATGCGGAGTTATAGGAATTATGTATTTTGATTAAACTTTCGTTAAGTGCCAACTGCTGAATCGGAATAATTTTTTTCGTACCATGCGCGATTGCAGCACGAATGTTCTGCGACTGCGTTCCGTATGCCAGGTTGGAAGCGTGATTGTTAAAGGAGTGTCCGTCAAGATGCATCACTACCTGATTGTTCGGACGAGGGCCAAGGAAAGCAGCAGCGACTATATGGTGGACCTTTTGAATACTTTGAATACCTTTTTCATTATCACATAGTACAACGAAAAGGTATTGATTGCCTATTTTTCCACTCAGCCCAGGTTTCAAAATGCGTTCCTTGCCAAACTTAGTTGATTTTACTCTTCCCAGGCTACTGACTTGGTAGTCATTGAAGCCGACGACTGGCAACCATTGTTCGATTAATTCTTCCACTTTTCATAAAATATTTTTTAGGTGATGAAAAGTATATATGAAGAATGCAAGAGAAGGCTTTTTACATAATAAAAAATGCACTTTAATGGAGTCCGGTTTTCTTTCACCAAAAAATAAAATAGGAAGGGAAACTCTACTTATGGTCTCTTATAACCAGGATGTTTACACTCGTCAAACATTTTTTTAATCGCTCGGTTCCATTCGATGATGCACTCTTCACCCGGCTTGCGCTTTGCCTGCAAGTCCTTAACCGAGCGTACGCGGAGTGACATCTGTCGATACTGTTCTAATTGATCCTCGTGTTGGTTGGAAATCATTTTCAACCAAAGTGCAGCCGTAACTACGACGACGATTACAAAGAAGAAGTAGAAGAGGATGAGGATATTCATCATAAGTTGGTTGAATAAGATTGATGCGTAAAACTAGACATAATTATCGTAGAAGATATTTTTTACCAAATAAAATTCCAAAAATAGTATTTTTTTCCAAATTTAATTTTTTTACGTTATCAACGTCTGTTGCTATATTTGTATGTGAATATTTCTACAATGGCTGACGACAAATATCTTCCAAACGTTAAAGACTCACTCCGGCAGGACGGCTGGACGGTTAAAGAAAAGACGCTTTCACTTACCGATGGAGAATACATTTTTCTTATTGACATTGAGGCTGAGAAGGACGGACGGAAGATTGCGGTTGAGGTGAAGTCTTGGCTGAATAATTTCTCACAGGATTTTTACGCCGCTCTTGGCCAATACACGACGTATCGAACAGCGCTGAAACGGGCCAAACTGGACTATGACCTGTACTTGGCCGTGACCGAGGACATCTACCACAAGCACTTCAACAAGTCTATTTTCGCCCAAATCGTCAAAAAGAATTCCGTTAAAATTATTATATTCGACACTAATAACACGATTGTATCATGGAAGTAACAGCCAAAAAAGAAGCTCCCAAGGGAGTCAAGCCAGAGTACCGGAACGCAGTACGAGAAGCCCTGAAATTACTGGACGGCAAGCTTAGCGCACAGAATATAGAATGTGTAGTAATCTACAACGAACCGAACCGTCGGTTCAGCCTGTTTATGGTCGGCGAGATGAATGGGCAGGACGTGATGTCCAAACCGATTTTGGTCAACCTGCTGGATGATGACAAGATCGAGATTGTGAAGAATAACACTGACTTAGACCTTCGGAAGGAACTAGTCAATCGCGGTGTACTGGATGAGGACATCATATAAAATAAAGAAGCCCAGACTGGAATCTGGGCTTCTTTATCAATAGTGTCCATGTCATTTGTAGGCTAGGACACTATTGAAGTTTTAAATTTCACTCAAAAACGTCCATAGCTGAGTCCAGTTCAGTCGAAATGATCTTGGCGTAGACAGCAGTCGTTTTAAGATTTTCATGACCCATCAGGCGCCCAACATACTCTAGTCGAATGCCTTTTTTCAACGCTAGCGTGGCGAACGTATGACGCGCAGAGTGAATACTGAAATGCTCCATCTCTAATCGCTCGGCAATGTAGCTCAAGTGCTTGTTGATGTAGGCCGTTGCTGATTTAATCAGGCGTATAGTGGACTCCTCGTTTTTGGCTGCCAACCGGCTCATATATGGAAAAACGTAATCGTCCAACTTGGAGTCTTGTTTACGATCCTTATCCAAAATCGCCTTGGCCTTGCTGACTAGCTTCACAGAAACCTCATTGCCGGTCTTCCGCGTTTTGACCCTTGCGTGTTCATCGTTTTTGACTGACCTCCATTTCAGGTTGATAAGGTCGCTGACCCGCAGCCCTCCCACGTAGACCGAGAACAAGAATATGTCTCGGGCGGCGCACCGCTTCGTGCCGAAGTTCATTTCAAACTGCTCCAACTTCTCTAGCTCGGTCTCGTGCAAGAAGCGCCTGACTGTCCTTACCTGTTTGGTCTTGAATTTGGTGAACGGGGTGGTAAGCAGCAGGTCCTCACGGATGGCATCGTTCAGCAGTTTTCGGAGCAGTTTTATCGTACCCTCTAAGGAACTCCACATTGATGTCTGTCAGAAGTATGTCCTTGCCTTTCAAATACACTCTTAGCTTAACGTGAACTATGGATTAAAATAGGAGAACAAAAAGATATAAAGGGCTACTGATGAGGTATTTTTGTATCGGCCAAAACACAAAACTCTCACCAGTA